AACATCAGAGCGATAATCGCACGGTTGCGATAGCGTTTGAACTTGGAATAACCCGGGCCTCTTTGAAATACTGCGTGAAGCATAGCTTCCACCTCATCAACTTCAAGATAGTCGACGACGCGCGAATCACGCTTCGGGATGCCGACAGCCTCCGCATCGAGGCATTCGTAGCCTCTAGCTTTCAAATACTTTAGAACAACGCGAAGTTTTAGGATATAGCCACGCACAGTATTTGAAGTGCGAGTCTTTCTGAGATCGGTAGTCCACTTACGGACTTGATCAAATTCTAGCTCAGCAATCGGAATGTCACCAAGAAACGCAACGATGGATTTCATCGCGCACTGATTCATTTCCTCAGTTTTAGCCGACTGGTTTTTGTAGACGATAACGTCTTTACGATAAAGCTCAAAAGCTTCCGAGAGAGTTAAATCTGGTTTCATAACTTTCCTTTCTGCCAGCCACTGCCAGTTTTAACTCGGAACTAACCTCGGCTAGCTCTTCTTATTTCGTTGGAAAGTAGCCAAGACAAATACTTCGCTGGATCCCTCCCTTTATTCTGGGCTAATTCGTAAAGACGCCACACTTTGTCCTCTGATAGTACATAGAATGCTTTACAATATAGCTTATACGCTACTCGGTTATCTTCGTTACCCATCTTCTCACTTAGGCGATGAGCTAGACAATCGACCGATCGCACTCTATCACTGACATTGTCATAGACATTGATATTCTTTTTAGAAGAATTACCAGTGACAATGTCATTGATGCTTGGAATTTCCATAAATACCGCTCCTGAAGAAGCTCGCAAAAATACACATACTCGTACCTCCACGAGAGTTAAATTGATATTATTGCGTACTTATACCTCACCCGGGGAGGCCAGTACTGGAACCCTGAAAAAGCTCCTATTTTTACATAGGAGCTTTTGACTCCTACGCGGAGCCACTAATCGCAATTTTCTTCGTTAATTCTATTATACCTCATATGGTTAGAAAGTCAACGATTTTACGAGTCGGACACAGAATAAATGTTTCGTCCGGACGGAATATTGCCTTGGTTACTATCAATATGAAGAATATGATTGATATATTCTCCTCTGTTATTATAACACATTTTTGGTAAATATGCTACTCTAACCAGAGGATTGGCGACTTATTTTATGTTCTTCTCATATTCTACGTCAGCAACATCATACTTCTGGCGATTGCCGATAATAGACAGAATCTTTTGTGCACCCCATCCGATCAATGCTAAAACAAAGAAGTAGATAAAACCGAAAGTAGTGAACTCGGGTTCTGACTCGGTAAATAGGCTAAGAATAGCCGCACCGGCAGACATTGACGTAACGATCGTCAAGCTAGTGACCGATTTACTCGTAACATCAGACTTCAAGCTCTCAAACTGCTTTTGGGCGTCCCTGACGTAATTTTCGGTCATATCCCAAAGATACTTAATATACTCTAAAGTGTCGCGCAGGGTTTCATAACGATAGCCTGAAATCTCCAGAAACTCAGAAAGATCCTTATCTTGCTTGGCGATCTTCTCGCGAGTAGGAAGATAAGTCCCCATTTGGTTAATACGTCCGTCGATCAAGTTGATGGTTTTAGCATAACCCTCTAGCTTAGTAGTGAACTTCACTATCTCAGAACCCTTAACTCTAGAGTGAGCTTTTACATCGTCAATCTTCTCCCAAATAATACGATGGATGTTCAAATAGCGGTGGAGTTGGCCCTTAAATTCACGAATGAAAATTTGCTCCTCAACATACCGCTCGATTTCGTCATTTGACTTAGTTTTGTTATTGATAAAATAGTACTTGTTCCCGCGCAAAACATCATATTTTGAATTCTTAAATTCGTAGTATTGGCGGCCTTCTGTTTTGGCGAGCAAACTCTGAATTTCTTCCTGCGTAGCCTTCTCCAAAACAACAAAGAACGGATAGATGTTTTTAATGCCGGCGAGTTCTTTTGGCACCGGAGCGCCGAGGCTAAACAAATAATTAAAAGCCGGCGAAAGCCTCGTCTCGTAATAGTCTTTGACCTTTTCGATATCGCTAAACAAGGTCTCCTCCGAAACCATAGTATTATTAAGCACGATTAGACCATCCTCAAATATTTTGACATTGATACCTTCGGCCGTAGAGAAGATCAAATACTCCTCACCGGAAGAACCATATTCAAGGTTGCCGATTTCCAAATTCTTACGAAACTCGTCAACTTTTTTCTGTTGCAATTTGATTTGAACTTCCTCTCCACGCAGAAAGTCATAAATCTCTGATAGCTGTAAAGTAGTCCGCTGGAACCACCCACCTACAGATATATTATTGATTTTCATTTTGCTCCTTTCTTTTATTGCATTAAAATTATGCCGATTACTATTAAAATGGTGGCAACAAGGTGGACGATAATAGCGCGACGACTGAGATCTTCGCGTCCAAATTTGGGCCAGATGGCGGTCACGATAAGGCCCATAAGGAAAATTACAATCGGCTTGGAAGAATCGGCGACCACGGAAGCGAGAGCAATCGATGGTGCGGCAATCATAGCGCTATACTGCGCAAAATCCTTAATAATACACGTAGCAAATGTGCAGACCAATGGTCGATAGACTTTTCCGTGGCTACTTTTGACTACTGCCTTGTGACGCTTCCGCCATTTTGGCATACAGGCCATGATGATTGCGTTGCCGACACCTTTGCCCAAGAAAGTGAACGCTAGCTCGATAATAAATGCAATCTCAGCCGTATTCTGCTTAACGAAGATCAAATTCGCCGAAACTACCATTACGACATAAAGAAGTGCAAAAGCGGCGGCTTTTAGCTCCACGCGTTTGCCCTTTCGTTTTTTAGCTGAAAAAATTATTAGTAGTGGCGCGGCCAAGATTACAAAAAATGCAATTAGCTGTGGGAGCGAAATACTGTCGCCCAAAAATAGCCAACCGAGTATTAGATAAAGAATCGGTGCGAGTTGCACGAAAATACCTAGGTTAGTCGAATTGTCCAGCTCTAAAACCTTATAATAAGGTATGCCAGCGAAACTAGTAGTTAGACCAGAAATGAAGAATAGCGCTAGAGCGCCGATAGGCGCAACCGAGAGAGAGAGAGAGAGAGGAGTTGGCTACGCCAACAACGAATAATACGATCGCTAATACGATAAAGGCAATAGCATAGAAATACTTCTGCGAAGCCGCACCCTTGCCTTTGTAGTAATAATCAGAGATATAGTTATCAATATAAATGCGAGATGAGTCTGACAATACTGAAGCCGCAGTATAGATTAACCAATTCATAATTCATATTATAGCATAAGTTTTAAGAAACTAATAACCAATACGTGTATAACGGATGAAAATAGATGCATGCTAATAGACAATTATTAGAACTTATGGTATAATAATAGAAGTACATTAACATGACCGAAAGGGGGAAATTCTATGGTTAAACTATTAAAACCTGCCATCGAACGCAGGTTGGAGAATGCGGATTCCGGCATAGGAACGCGAAAAAGAGTAGCTGAACATATTTGTTGCTTCCTCGAAGCGAATCCTAAGGTCGCTCGTGATATGCCACTTGAACGAGAACGGTTTTATAGCGCTTGTGAAGACCTGCTCCAAGATAGAGATTCCGAAAGGATTCTGCTATACTTGCCACTACGGTTTTTGGAAGACGCTCCGGCTACGTTCAGGAAAGCATACTGCGATGCGTGGTACAGGTTGTTGAACATAAGAGATGTGCGCGAGAACTTCCACACTGGCGATTGCTTTGAACTTGACGCAAGACCAAGTGGCGGGCTAGAGCGTGTTGTAAAATGCGCCCATCTTACGCCGTGGCTCCTCAAGTTCGGGTACATTACCGCTTGGCAGGTTTCGAGTATTCTCAAGGAAAACAGCGACGACGAAGTTCTACTTCAGAGCTTCAAGGACACATGGGATTACATCTACGAGAACAAGATTCTCAGCAATGCAGACCTATATGCATTCACCTCAAAAACCGCTCATTTACCCGAAAGAGAGAAACCGAAACCGCTCTATGTTTCAAAAAAGCGACTAGAATGGCTTGATGAACGTAATAAACCGGCAGAGCTTCTGACACCCTCGGCTAGACTTGAGGGGCCATTCTCGGATAATATTCCAATAATTGAGGCACGGCTCGAAGAAATCGCTGCAAAGCTGAGTCCGTCGGAAATTGTTCTAGTGGGAGGCTCTCAGCTCAAAGGATACGGAACCAAAAATTCCGACCTAGACGTCTGGAGCTATGATCAACTTTTGCATAGTATTGCGTTTAATCCTGGAAATCCTCACGTCATTCATATCTGCTTTAATACGATATGGTTGGGCGGACAAGATGTTACTATGGAAGATCTGGAACGTCTTTCTGACCTAATTTCCGGCAATTACACGGAATGGGCAAAGATAGCCAATAAACTTTTAAAACGTCGAGCGATTGAGCGTTTAGAAAGCGACCTGCTCCAATATAGGCTGTTACACAAAGGATTCTCTAGATTTACCGGTATAGACAAGTTCGATACTCCGCCCGAAATGGACGGCGATTGCCCATTCTACTGCGACGAGTATCGCAGAATTGCGACTATGCTCTATGCGAAATATGTTTGGCTATAAGGTCATGAAAAAGGCCCCCAGAATGGGGGCCTAATTTTATAGGTGCGTTGGTTTCTTACAGAACGCGCTTGCCGGTCAGACCAGTCATGCCGGTAGCGTCGCCACCGCCCAGCTCAGCCCAGTTGATCTGGGTACCCAGCTGCCACAGAGCCACGAAGTAGTTGACTTCCACATCGGAAGTAACCGTATCGTGCTTGGCAAAGGCCAGAACATACTTGACCAGGTTCTGCTCCAGACGGATGTAGTTGCTGGAAACGCTGGCGCCGATCTTCTTGAGCATCATCTCGCGGTTCTTCACGCCGACCATGGACGGCAGACGCGGATCCTCGAGCGTATTGCGGATGGTGTTGGCGTCATACGCCATAGCGGCCGCGACCTGAACACCAGTACCGCGGAAAACGCGGTTGATGGAATCGACCAGTGTGTCGCCGGCGTCATGCAGCTGAGCGGTGTCGGGCGGAGTAATCATACTCATACCAGCAGCTCCGCCGCTGAAACCGCCGCCGATGGCCGCGATCAGCATAGAGGGATCGGAGAAACTTGCACGCCAGGTCTGATACCAGCCGTCCAGCGTACGATAGCTTTCGGCAATAGCCGGCCAGAGCGTATCGCGAATACGGCTCAGGAATTCCTTGCGGCGGGCGTCCGTGATGAACGTGCCATCCAGGCCGTCGATAGCGGCGAAGATGTCGCCGTAGGCGCGACGAGTCAAAGACTTACGCAGAGCGTAGAAAGTCGGATCGACCTGCTCCTCGGTTTCGTCGGCATACTTCTCCATAGCCTTGGAGAGCGCATCGGGAACGTTGTAAAGGCCGGCACGGTCGGCCAGAGCCGCACGAATGGCGGCGATGTAGGACGACTCGTCCACCTTCAGGATGCCGCCGGTCTTCAGGGCGTTCAGCCAGGACTCGTCGGTCGGGATCGAGGGTAACAGAGCTTCAAACTGGCTCTGGATGGCGCGCGTTTCCGCGGCGGCAACAGCCGGAGCGGCGGGCTTACTGGCATTCTTCAGCTCAGCGACGAGCTTGCGCGCTTTCGCGAGCTTCATACCAGCGCCGGTCAGATCGGCTACCTCGAGGGAAGCCAGGTCGTCGAGTTCCTCGACGCCGAGTTCAGAAACGACCTTGTTGATGGTCGCCTCGTCGGCACCGTATTCGGCGAGCTTGGTGCGAACATCGTTCGCGACGACAGGGGCTTTGGCGGCCTCAGTCTCAGCAGTAGCAACAGCATTCTTAATCTCTTCACTCATGGGTATATCCTCCTTTAAATTTTATTCGAACTGATTTTATCCAGCTCGGTTGGCCCAATTGAGAGTAGTTTCAGCGGAACGTTTATAAACTCATCGAGAGTATTCCCGACAAATTCGAAAAGTTCTCGCTTTGAGATGGGTTTCTTGATGGAATATTCAATTGTAGTAGGCTCAGCCCTTTTTAGGAACTCAGCATAGGGTTCACCATCCGCCGGTGCGTTTTTATAACTAACGCAGAGTGGCCAGATTCGCCCGGAAGCTAAGACTTGGTCAAACCAAGTAAGACAAAGCCCGTCAAACTTCGTTTCGCTACTCGTGCCGAGAGCATAGCGCAAAAGATTCAAATCAAGTGCTCCGGCTCGAACTATGCCTTGCCAGCGATTCTCATCTTTATGGCTACCGGGAAGCATTTGCGTCGTGAACTCCGGATCATAAGTCGGCATGGGGCCGGCTCCGTGTCGGATTTCATAGGCGCGATGAACGGCATAGTTGATTATCTTACCGTTATACCCGGCGCTTCTCAACATTTCCGTAGTAAACTTCGGAAGAGTTCTAATTGCGCTGACGTGGGGTTTTAATCCAGTTTCAGCGTCAGTCAAAACTCCATGTGAACATTCGACTAAGCCAAAGCCATCGCCTTTTATCACTTCGCTAAGACTCATAAATCGGAGCTTCTTACCTATGTTCTCAAAAAGATCAAGAGTATAAGGCAAGAAGCCGTCATCATGAAGCAAGCTAAGGTTTTCGGCGATTAACTCAGCGTCGCCAGGTAAGCCATCGTCTGTGGAGATTCTGGCATACCTTTCTCTGTAGCAATCGAGCTGCCTTTGGAGTTTCCTGCGGACAACCTCACGGTCCTGAAGCTCAGAGGCCCGAATCGTTGCTTCTTCGCCTAAAGCATTATACATACGATAGGCTTGTCCAACACCAGTTCCAATCGTGCCACGCGGATTATTCCTAAGCAGAAGTTCCTCAAGTTGAGAAGAAATCCGATGAAAAGGCGTAGCGCAAATACAGGACGGGTCGACACTTAAAAGCGTGAATGGGTCATAGATTCCGAGCCGCTTTAAGGCTTCCGATTCATTACCGAGTCCAACTGGCGAAATTACCATTTGCTCGGAAAGAAAAGTTGGTACACCCTCAAGCGTTCCGCAACCCCATTGTGAGAAATTGAAGCTTTCTCCGCTCCTGGTGCGTACGCCATGAGAGCCTTGTGCGCCTCCGCGCTTGATGACGACTGAAGCGTCAATTTTGCGCGAGAGTGCATGAACTATGCCGCCCTTTCCTCCGTCACCCGGACCGAGGTCAGTAACGACGTAAATTCGCTCAAGCATAACACACCTCCTAGAGTCTGTAAAAACCAAATTGTTAACAGATCTTGATTACAGGTACTCGATGCGATCCGGAGCCTCCGCGGGTTCTTCTTCGGGAGATTCGCCCGGCTGAATCGGCCAGGTATCGCCCTTCTTGGCGAAGATATCCCCGGCCTTGGGAACCGGATGGGGCAACGCATGACGAAGCTTCGCCTGCGCGCCAATATCGATGTTGGAAAGCTGCTTGATCAGGTCAGCATCGCCGAACTTGCCGAGATGCTCCTTCAGACCAACCACCTCAATCGTCCCCTCGGTCAATCCGATGATAGCGGAAATGATCGCCGGCAATTGCCGGGTGGAATCGATGACGATAACGGACTTTTCGCCGCAGAGGTCGCGCCACAGCTCGAGCGTATCGCCGTAACTGTAATCGCGCATTACCAAAACGAACTGATGCGTTTTCTGCTTCAGCTCATTTACCATAGCCTTAACGGACGGAAGTTCACGGTGTATTCCTTTCAGCTCATTCTTAAAGATCTCGCTTCCGAAAATACGCCGAATCTCTTCTTCGCGCAAATGGTTATGATAGGGTTCATCCGTAACGATGAAGTGATAGCCCTTGAGGCCGATACGATTGGTGTAAGCGTCGGTCAGATAAGCGCGCGCGAACATGGCATACTGAGGATCTTCCCCGTGATTGCCACATCCACCGCGCTGAGGCGCCATTTCCTTGAGATAGTTCACGATCTTGGGCGCTTCCATCTCAAACTGAGGGCGGCACATGACGAAGTCATCGCCACAGTCGCCGAAAATTCCGAGGCAAAGCTGCGGGTCGTAACCCGGCAGAACTTTCGCTACGGCGTCGTACAGCTCAGGGAGAACATTCATCTCCGTGTCGACTTCGCCGCCCATAGAGCCGGTGGTGTCGCAACTGACCTCGATGTCCATCGGACAGCCGAGCGTAGCAATCCACTTCTTCTGATGAGGGTTCAGGCGAATCTTGGAGAAACGAATCGGCCCAATAGCGGGATCGACAATCTCACTGAGATGTCCGGTCCGCCGAGCGCGTTCTTCCGCCTGCCTGGTTACGTTGGTGCTCTGAGTCACGCCATAATCACGGCGTGCCTGCCGGTAGCTATCTACCGAAAAAGTTTGGTGTCCCATCTTCAATCCTCCTTAATAGTTTTCCAAATGATGGTATCGCGATCGCGATAGGTAAAAGGATAGTACTGAATCCCCCAGTGCTTTTTTACGAGCGCATAGAGGTCTTCATGTGCTTCCTCAAACGAATTACGACCATATTCCGAGAAGTCCTTGAGCAGTTCAAGATATTCCTGCTCAGCGGGGTCATCTCCAACAACAACCCAGTCGAGAATAAACTTAGAGGTAGCTTTAACAAAGTCAATAGCCACCACATCAGCCACATCTCCAGAGAAGTTGTAGTAGATCAAACGGTGCCTTTCCGGCCCAATGAGATAATCATCGGGCGAGAAGATTGGATACCTGGCGATAGGGTTGTCTCCGTCAGCCGCTAACAGCTCGAAAAAGCCGTAGAACTTAAAGAAACGCCCCAGAATCCAGATACTGGTACGGGTGTCGATTTCGGCTTCAGCGTGCAGCTTCGTCAGAGGAATCAGCTTGCTGAGGTCGACATCAGGTGTCGCGAAGACATTGATACGGCGATCTCCTTGAGTAGATTCCATGAACGAGGACAGCAGGTTTGCGAACAGCCAATCGTAGTGGGAGTTACTTCCACCCTGGTCTGCTTCAAACTTTGCCACCTGTTCTTCGAAAGAGCGCAGAATATTGAATTTGCCGGCCTCCTCAGCGAGGATGTCGCCATCTTCAAATGTCTTCGCTACCTTCAAGATTACCGGTTGCTCGTCATCCATCGTGCCAAGGTAGATACGGAACTTAGGGGCCTCGCCAATGCGATCCCCAACTTCGATATTCCTGACTCTCAATCTAATCACTTCCTTTCCATAGTAGAATCAAGACATTAAATGACTATACCCCGCCTCCAGCGGTGTATTGCCTATTATTTTAGCATAACAGAGCAAAAAAGTCAATAGGATAACCGGTATGTTCCAATTGGGAACTAAACTTAAACAAAACCCCTTGACAATAATTAAAAAGTATGATAAAATGACATACGAGGCAACAGTTGGGAGCCTTGAATCTATTTACAATTAGGAGGTATTAGTTATGAAACTGGAACCGAAAGAAGTCATGAATGCTATTCTGAACAACGACACCGGCCGCGCCGCGGAGATGTTGGAGGGGTTCGATCTTCTTAAAGATGGCACCCCCCCCCATTTCACGTCGGCGGACAAGCACCTCGTGTCGACCATGCTCGGCGCCGCCTCGGTAGCCGCGTGGCATGAGGACCTCGACGAGGACCTCGCGCACGAACTCATCGAGCGCACGGCCATGACGGTCGACATTTTCCCGTTCCTGCGTCTCGTGGTCGCCGGCGCCGAAATCGAGAACGAAGATTTCGATGCCATTCCCGAGAACATTCGTACGGCCCTGCGCCGCAACGACTACACTGATCAGATCGCCCGTGCGATCGAAGACCTGGATGATGACACCTTCGAAGCGTTCCTCGCGTACTATATCACGGGGGAGATCGAAACGAGCCACGTCAAGTTCAACCTGCCCGTCATCCGGCACATCTACAGCGACGAAGTTATCCCCGCGGATTTGCTGTTCGCCTTTATGGCGAGCAATCTGCGCGAAACCATCGACGAGCATTTCGGCGGTCTCCATGACGCCCTCGGCGCCTTGGGCGGCCTCGGCCTGTTCGGTGCGCTCCTTGATGGGATGCACGACGATGATGATGACGACGGCGACGAGGACGACAAGTCCGAGGAAGACGACAAGAAAGAGGATCACGAGTGCCACTGCGGTGGCTGTCACGGAGGATGTGGCGGCTGCCACGGTTGTCATTCTGATGACTAATACCTCCCATTTCCCAGCACCCGCCCCCTCAATCGAGGGGGCATTTTCATGCCAAGAAAAAGGCCGCCCGAATGGGCGGCCCAAGCGTGTTGGATCACGGAAGTTTATAGAGGCGAACTGTGGATACATGATAGCCGGAGTTAAATGCGGTACTGGTAAATTCATCCTTATAGAAGTCTTCTGCGGTTTCCGGCGAATCGATGATTTCGAACGCTACCACGGTGTCTAAAAGCTTCGAATCGATTTGAGTCAAAACTTCAGCAACACTCGGCTTAAAAAGCCCGTAGTAGCCGTACTTGTGAAGACACCGGAAATCCTTGTCCGGGATCGGAACGATTTCGCCATCCTGAACCTGCTCCTCAGTTTCGTCATCCCACAAATAGCTGATATTGAACAGTTCCCCTTCATCAAACGGCCGAAGCCAATAAAGTTTTCCGTCCTTTTTAGCTACGGGCTTGATACGCGAGTATCGTTCGACGATTTCCTCCTTCGGAATCCATGAAATGTGCATTTCAGGCACATAGACCACCCCTTTCTTTTTTGTTGAAATGCCGTGACTGAACCCTTTAATTATAACATTTTACGCGAAATAAAGCAAGGGCGACACTAGGGAGCCTTATTATAGCGCGCATACGCTTGCACCGCCTCCCGAATTCCACACTGTGGGCAGATTTCGGTTTCGTTATCCTCGCGCGAGAGCGCTGGATGTTCTGTAAACTCCTTTTTGCATTTTGGACAACGCTGGATTTCAAGGATTTTGCAGGTCAGAGTTTTAGGTAATTTCTCAAGCTCCCACCTTAAGACATCCTCGTCGTCATAGCGTTTAGCGTCAATGAGAAACGAGGAATACCTCTCCTTGGGTTTTAATTTTTTACCCTCAGAATCAGTTTCGCCGACATAATACCAAATATCGTGGTCGTGGACTATGCCGATAACATACTCTAAAATGCCAATATTGCTCATAGCTCCTCCTACAAATCCACGCTGTCAATTGCTTCAAGACCGACGAGCCGAGCGATGTCATCCCACATACCCTGCGGCGGTTCCTGCTCGAGAACATGAATCATAGGGTAGTCGTAATTGAGAAAGATTTTAGCGATGCCTTTCGGATCAACCATAGCGTGAATCATAACCCCGCGACAAGTTTCGCCGACAAGCAGGATTGGATCCTGCTCCTCAGTTCTGGCGATTTTCTCATATTCTTCTCGTTCGGTACGAATAGCCTCATTAACTATTTTGATGGCCTCGGCAAGTTTCTCGTCCTTGCGGCGCTTAGCCGTTTCGTCCATCTCTTGGATGGCAGTTTTCTGATTATTTTCCATAATCCTCCTTAAAACTCCACTTCCTCGTTCTCCAAAGCTTCGAAGAACTCATCGCAAGCCCGGACATCGAGCGGATCGGGAAGCGGATTATCCAATTGTTTGACTTGAATTTCCATAAATCTCCTTGGTTAAATACCCTGCGAGGAAGCGATACTACGTCGATAGGAGCGGTCCGACCAACGCAATTACGCAAGAGTCGCGCCATCGCTTCCGGATTCCCCGCAGGGTTCTTGTATTTAACCTTAATTTGAAAATTTTACAAGTCCTTTTCGGAGTTTTCTTTAGAATCGTAGATAACCTTAGAAATACCGAAAATAGCACCCAGAAACAGTTCTACTGCTGACAGGGTAGTTAAGATGGCTTCGGTCGGAAGATTCCAATGCCAAGCCTCGGCGAGCGTTGAGAAGAAGACGCCGAGAGCCGGCAGAAAGACCGCAACAAGCCACCTTAAGACCTCATAAACCTTATCGGGAAGCATTATTTTACCCTCACTCTCTGGCCCGGATAGATTAGGTTAGGATTGGCGATGCCGGAAAGCCTTGCGATCTCCTGATAGGTAGTTCCGTAACGCTGAGCGATAGCCCAAAGCGTATCACCTTTCTTCACGGTGTAATAAACTGCGGAACAATTATTGGCAGTTGAGGCTCCCGAAGAACCGGCAAGCCGTTGGTTAACAATACTCTGGACGGCGCCATAATCATACCCGGCCGCAGTTAAACGGTTCTTACGATCCTGTCCATTTCCCCAATCTCCACGGATAACCTCGGTAGCCAAGTCCTCATTGGATTTTCTGGCTGGAGCCGGAGATGGAGATGGGCTTGGTGCTGGCGTAGAGCCGTTACGTGCCGCGTATTTATCCCAAGCCGTACGATCGCCCATAAAGACATCACGATCAAGCCGACCACCAGAGCTAGTATACTGCCAGAGGGCATAGAACGGCCACGGCGAAACATCCCAGAGGAACTTTGGAATGTCCCAGCTATCGCGATTATCGGGCCAACCGGCAACCCAAAGACCATAATCACCGGCAACGACAGACGACCAGTTTGCCTCATGAATAACGCTGGCACTAGTGTAGATGAGAGGCTTAACGCCCGTCAGTTCTTTGACGCGGTTCAACCATTTGATACACCACGAAGCATGCTCGTGGAAGCGAGAGTTCTGGGTTTTCTCCCAGTCGAGAATAAGAATAGCTTCGCCGATATAGCCTTGGATATTACGGACGAAGAAGTCCGCCTCAGCGATTGGATCACCACCAGAAGCGTAGTGATAGACGCCGAGCTTCAAGCCAAGCCGTTTAGCGATTTGGTAGTGCCGGTCACAACTTGGATCGACAAAAGTCGTTCCCTGAGTAGCCTTACAAATTACAAATTCTGCGCCAGTTGAGGCGATATCAAGATTCGCTTGCCAATGCGAAATGTCAATTCCTTTAAGCATAGATGCTCCTTTCAGTTGAGTAAATCCGCGACCACATAACTGATGAGCGCGGTAATTATACAGGTTAGAGCCGTAGTGAGTAGAGTTCGCGCGAGCATACTTCTTTTCACCTCGGCCTTAAATTCGTCCAGCTCGCGACGCGTGACGCGATCCTCCATCAACTCGTCGAACTTACGGTTAATAAGCGCGACAGTATCGATGATGGTGTCCATCTTCGTTTCGAGCTTGGCGACTTTGACTTCAAGATCATTCTCTGATGTCACATTCTGCTCCTTGGTTATTGGTTGGGCCAATAAAAAACGGCCATATAATGCCGCAATCCTTGGAGCAATAAGAGCACTTCTGAACTTACTGCTTGTGGCTATTATAACACACTTATGGTATAATTAAAAGTAATCAATTGCGGTCGCCAGAAATGGCGATTTTTCTTATACCAACTAATCAAGGAAACAGGAATGAAAAACATTTCTCTCCGGGAGCTGGAGGCTTTGACGACGATGCGCGTCGTCTGCGACCGCTTTGCTACCCATAAAAAACAATACATAACCAAGTACCGGTACCTAGAAGTGCTGGAACAGGCGACTTATGCGCTGGACGACATTTTGGTCGAGCGAGGGCTGAATAAAGACTTCTGGGCGCGAGTGCGCGGAAAAAGGCTCTACCTTTTCTACTTACCGCTCAACCGGATCGCGATTGAGGCCGGAATCGTGACGGATGAAGCCGAAGACGACCTAAGGAAACGATTTGAGCTACGGTTCATTGGATACCGTGGTAAGTTTCCACCAGAAACCATTGCCGGCTTAATCGAACTACTCGAAGACTCAAGTCGGAAATATAAAGAAAGGACTAAAAATGGTAGAAATCATTAACGCCAAATCAGATAACAACGGCCGCGTAGTCGTTCATCTCTATAAACAAGCCATAGATATAACCGACAAGCTCAAAGATGGCGAAGCCGACATCAATGTCTACGGCAAAGATTACAAAGTCCGCGTTCAGGACGGAAAGGACATCAATGGAGTATCGAAAGCTCGAAGATTTAAGAAAATTAGAAAATAACCCTCGCAAGATTAGTAGCGAGGATTTTCAGATTCTGGTAAAGTCAATCAAAGACAACCCGGACTACTTTGAAGCGCGGCCGCTCCTACTTTCAGATCGCACTGGCGAGCTAGTAATCATTGCCGGTAACCAACGCTACGACGCGGCGAAAGCCCTCGGCCTCAAGGAAGTACCGACTTATCTCCTTAAAGGTCTGACCGAAGAACGCGAAAGAGAGATCGTAATTCGCGACAATGTTAATAACGGCGAATGGGATATGGACAAGCTCGCTGAGGAATGGTCGGATTTAAACCTTGCTGATTGGGGCTTGGATGTAGAGCTAGACGAATCAGAAAAAGAAATCGAAGAAGACATTGCGCCGGAACTAGACGAAGAAAATGAACCAATCAGTAAATATGGCGAAGTATATCAGCTCGGCGAACATCGCCTAATGTGTGGCGACTCCACCAAGCTCGAAGATGTAGAAAAACTAATGAACGGCAAAACCGCAAGCCTGCTCTATACGGATCCGCCGTATGGCGTGAACTATAAGAGTAAGCGCCGAGGCTCGATCAAGAATGACGACTTGACCGACCAAGTCCTATACGATTTCCTCTTTGACGCATTCTCGGCTGCCGAGGGCTTTGTATCGCCGGAAGCGGCGGTTTATTGCTGGTTCGCGAGTAGTAATCACATTGAGTTCAGAAAGGCGCTAGAAGATGTCGGATTCGTCTATAAAGAGGAACTGATTTGGAATAAAGGCATGACGCTTGGGCGCTACGATTATCACTATGCACACGAGGCCTGTATGTACCTCTGGCGAAAAGACCACCACGCGAAGTGGTACGGCGGCCGCGACAAAAAGACCGTCCTTGGCCTAAAACGCCGCGACCTTAACGAGATGAAGAAAGAGGATCTCATAAAGATGCTCGAGAATTTCCGCAACGAATCTACCGTCTGGGATTTTGACCGCGATAAAGTGACAACCTACGTTCATCCTACGCAAAAGCCGGTTACGCTCGGCGCGAACGCAATGATGAACAGCTCAAGGCCGAACCAAATCGTGCTTGATTTATTTACCGGAAGCGGTAGCTCCATCATAGCCGCCGAGCAGACAGGTCGAATCTGCTATGGCATGGAGCTGGATCCAAAGTTCTGCGACGTGATTCGCAAACGCTACTTCCGCTACATGAATAAAATAGGGCCGGACGAAAGCGACGACGGCTGGCAAGAATTTACGCCAAAAGTGGAGTCTAAAAATGCCAAAAAGTAGTTCCAAAAACGACAAAAAAGGTGGCCAAAAAACGGCCAAAACTACCAAAAAGTCCACCGCTTGCACGCAAGCGGATAAAAACCGCGATTCCAGAGGTAGATTTGTCGTCGGTAACACACCAAAAACTAGCTTCCGCGACAGGCCCGAAGACCGCTATGATATCACAAAAGACGAAGCGTATAATCCAAGGAATTCTCCGCGTTATCATTTGCGCAAAATCTTTGCTATGCCGCGTGAGGAAGCCAAGAAACGCATTATGGCTTCGGAAGTGCTAAAGGACTCGTCATACGCCGAGTATTTGGCCCTCAAACAGGCTGAACGCGCCAGGAAAACCTCAAAGGACTTCTGCGAAACCGTGAATCAAGCCGAGGGCTTGCCGACACAACCGGTTGAACTCGAAGTCATCGAAGACGACTACGATCCGCTTGAAGAATTAACCCTAGAACAGCTACGGAGATTAGCTGGAGATGGCAACCCTAAGAAAAGTTCAAAATAGCCCTCGCTCGATGCTAAGGATAAGACGTGTTATGGCTCGTAAAAGTTTCATAGAATACTGCCGACTACTTTACCCGAACCACTATAATGAAAGCCGTGAGTATCTGACGGAAATCTGCGATAAGATTCAAGCGTTTATGGAACAAAACGAGAAACACTTTCTCGTGATTAACCTGCCGCCACGCCACTACAAAAGCTTCACGGCAACCTGTCTTGTGGAGTGGCTTTTTGGACAGAACCCGGAAATAGCCGTGATGACCGGATCCTATAACGAGATTCTCTCCACTTCGTTCGCAAGAAAGGTGCGCGATACGATTTCCGAAAAGAAATCAGACAATAGCCGCCTAGTCTACTCGGACATTTTCCCTAAAACGCGAATCAAGCATGGCCAAGCGAGCGCGAGCCTGTGGGCGTTGGACGGAAGTAGCAAGAATAACTACCTTGCAACCTCGCCAACTGGTACTGCGACCGGTTTTGGTGCAAATATCGTTATTATCGACGACATCATTAAAAACGCCGAAGAAGCTTATAACGAAATGACGCTGGATAAACATTGGGCGTGGTTCACAAATACGATGATTCAGCGTCTCGAGGGCAACGACTGGAAAGTGATAGTCATTATGACGCGCTGGGCGCTTGGCGACCTCGCCGGACGGATCGTGAGCGCCTACGGCGACGATGTAGAAACGATTACGATGAGGGCTGTGCAAGATGACGGTTCAATGCTTTGCGACGAAATCCTCTCCCGGCACGATTACGACATCAAAACCCGAGAGATGAACCAAGACATCGTTGAAGCGAACTACAACCAGAAACCAATCGATGTGGGCGGTAGGCTCTACGGCGAGTTCAAGGAATGGGAAAACCTACCTCCACATTCCGAAGTGATTAACTTTACAGATACAGCCGACACCGGGTCAGACTTTCTCTGCTCTATTAACGGAGTCATCTACGAAAACGAGTTCTACATTACAAACCTCGTCTTCACAGACGAAGCGATGGAAGCGACAGAAAACCAAGTCGCCGATCTTCTATTCTCCGGCGAAACCACCACGGCCCAGATCGAGAGCAATAACGGTGGCCGAGGATTTGCGAGGAATGTGGAGCGCATACTGCAAGAGAGATACTCCAGTAATCGTTGCGACATCAGAGCCGTTCCACAAACGCATAATAAGGAATCGCGCATACTCGCGTCATCAGCTTGGGTCCAGAATCATATTTATATGCCTTTCGGATGGAAGCAACGCTTTCCGGAGTTCTACCGGCAAGTGATGACCTACCAAAAGAAAGGCAAGAACGCTCATGATGACGCGGTAGATGTCCTCGCGAGCATTTATGAATACGTTTCCGAACCGCGAGAGGTGGAACTCCTCGATAAATCGGTACTCAGCTCCGGACGGAGCCGACGTCGCAACCACTATTGGAAAGGATAATAATGAAATACACCCTACCAAAAGATACCGAGATTAACGCAACCGTGATTAAAGAGGCAATCCTCTACAATGAGAAGCGCCGAGAACGATTTGATATGCTAGACCGCTACTACATTGGCGATCAGGATATTCTCCACCGCGAGAAGCCAGACCTGCTCCACAACAACAAAGTGATGATTAACCATGCCAAGTATATCGTAGACACGAACGTTGGGTATTTGCTCGGCAACCCCGTAGAATACCAAGCGAGTAAAGATTACAACATAGATGCCGTGCTAGATTGCTACAAGAAACAAACGATGAATGACATCGACTCGGAAATTGCCAAGAACTGCGCAATTTTTGGGCTTCAATACGAGTATGTCTTCGCCAACGAGAATGCGGAGCCGGAATCGGCCATTCTCGATGTCCGAAATACGATCATAGCCTATGACAATACGATCAAACACGGAAAACTATTCGCCGTGAACTACCGGCCAATCTACAATAAGCCAACCGACCAAGAGCCGGATCATTACGACGTGATTTTCGTAGATAGCAAGAATGTCCGAAACTACGAACTAAAAGGCGACAGGTTGACGCTCATCAAAGAGGATACGCACGCGTTCAAAGAAGTACCGATGATTGAGTTCGTTAATAACAAGGACTACCTCGGCGACTTTGAATCGGTAGTTAGCCTAATAGACGCCTACAACCTTATCCAGAGCGACCGCGTGAATGACCGCGAACAATTAGTGGATGCGATACTTTGCTTCTACGGCGTAAAGTTCACCGAAGAACAGATGGCCGAGCTTAAAGAACACCGGATGATTTCCAATATTCCGATGGACGGCAAAATTGAGTACCTCATCAAATCACTCAACGAATCAGATACCGATATTCTCCGCAAGAATATTGAAAACGATATCCATAAGATCAGTATGACACCGAACCTCGCCGACGAGAACTTTGCCAATAATTCCTCCGGCGTGGCGATCAGCTACAAATTACTAGCTTTCGACCAAAACATCAAGAATAAAGAGCGCTACTTCGAGCGTGGTCTAATGGAGCGATTCCGCCTCTATAATGCATTTCTAAACACCAAGTCCAGTATGTCTATCGTGCCGACCGAAGAAGTGGATGCCGTATTCAAGCGCAACCTACCGCGTAACGACTACGAAACCTCGCAGATGATACTAAACCTACAAGGCATAGTAGATAAGGAACTCCTCGTGAGCCAGCTTTCCTTTGTGCGTGATTCCAAAGAAACGGTGGAACTAGCCGCCAAAGAGGACAAAACTACCCTCGAAACGGCCGCCGAGTTCGCCAAGAACGAAATAAAGGACGCGAATAATGGTACAGACGAGGTCGAGTAGATACTGGGATAAGCGCGCGATCGCAAGACTAACGGAAGCCGAACGAAACTCGGACTGGCATTTCCGTGAGATTAAGCTCCTCTATGAAGAAGCCGAAAAAGATACCGTAGCGAGCCTTAAAGCCATCTACGAGTCATTCTACCGAGAGAATAAGTTTGATATGACAGCACTCGGGAAAATAGTCCCGACGACTGAAGTAGAAAAGTTCTACGCCGACTTGGAAGCCGCCGGTCTGTCCAAATATCTGCCTCAGCGCTTCACAGGACGCGTCAAACGGCTTGAGATGATAAATGCCCAGTTGTGGAGTCGAACGAAGCAACTGGCCATCCTAGAAAACGAAATACAGACTAAATCCCACATTGAAACCATCAACGGAGCGTTCGGCAAGACGATCTACGACACGGCCAAAGGAATCGGCGCGACACCAGCATTTGAGCAACTTAACTCGCGCGGAATAGAAGTGATGCTAAATACACCGTGGCAAGGCGCCAATTACAGCAACCGGATCTGGAAAAACTCAAATGTACTAGCGAGCCAACTTCAACAAACGCTTACCAAAGCCATAATGACCGGTATGAGTGAAGAAAGGGCGCTCTACGAAATAAGACAAAGGTTCAATGTGGGTAGCTTCTACGCCGAACGGCTAATCCGGACGGAAACTAACCATTTCGAAAACGAAACAGAGTTCATAGCTTACCAAGAAATGGGGATAGACAGGTATGTCTTCGTAGCGACGCTAGACGGACGGACTTCAGATATGTGCCGGAGTCATGACGGCCAAATCTACAAGATGAGCGAGCGGCAAGAGGGATATAATTACCCTCCGCTCCACCCGTTCTGCCGCTCAACCGTGCGTGGATACATCGGCAAAGAATACGAACCGAAAATGAGAGCTGCCCGGAATAAGCTTGGCGGCAAATACTTCGTACCGAATATGAGCTACAACGAGTGGGTTAAAGATATGCGATTCAACCCGAATATCTACCCGGCAGATGTGCCAGTAATCATGCCATAAATATGGTAAAATAATAGATATGAAACACGAGAAAAGCTGCGGAACAATAATTATAGACCAGAATAAAGTCCTCGTAATCGGTGCAAAAGACGATGAGGGTAAGCTTTTCTGGTCGTTCCCAAAAGGCCACCAAGAAGACGGCGAATCAGACACGGAAACCGCGATTCGCGAAACCCGCGAAGAAGTCGGGCTGGAAACAGAAATCATAGACGAAAAACCAATTTACGCGAGTCACCTTATTCACGACGGTACAGCGGTTAAAGACATCTACTTATTCTTGGCAAAAATTACAGGTGGAGAGATTAAGCCGCAAGAGGGAGAGGTAGAGCAAGTTCAATGGGTAGATTTTGAAGAAGCCGACAAATACTTCTCCGACTATTACAAAGACGCTTGGAGTGAAGCGAAAAAGCGAAAAATGTGATATAATTAACCTATGAACAATCAAGCTTTTATTGACGGGCAGAATCTGAAAGTCAGCACCATGAACGCGAGGCCGTCCTGGACAGTTGACTTGAAACGATTCAGGGTGTTTTTATTAGAGAAATACAAAGTTAACGAAGCGTACTACTTTATCGGAGCATACGATCCGAAAAACCAAGATTTGTATGATGCGCTTCAAAAATATGGCTACATCGTAGTATTTCGCGAACACGCAGAAAGTTCCCTCAGTCATAAGAAAGGCAATGTGGACACCGATATTGTCTTTGCGGTTATGAAGAAATTGGTTGAGCGCGAAAAATTCGACAAGGTCGTATTAGTTTCCGGCGACGGCGACTATTGGCGAATGGTAGATTATCTCATTAAGAAAGAAAAGTTTGAGAAGCTACTAGTTCCGAATAAGCACACTTTATCCTCACTTTACCGTTTAAGGACGCCAGACATTTATCGTTCATACCTCGATGATCCCGCAATGAAGAAGAAACTTGCTTTCAAGAAGTAAAGTAAATCAAAAAAGCAGGTTCGCCTTAGGTATCTCTCCGTTCGGTGCATCCCTGCGTCGGAATATGCTTTAATTATATCACACGATTCCGAAAAATACAATAGATTTCTGCAAAATTACGTCAAAATATAAAAAATATGCTATAATGAAAATACAAAATCAGCCCTCCGCGTAGTTCTGCTACGTGCAGCAATCGGGCTGATTTTTTTTGATATAAATGATATAATTAAAAAATGAGAAGCCTAACAAGAAGATTCTTAGTTAAAACTCTAGATGGGTTAAAGTTAAGTGATCCATGGGTGTATGAGCGTTTCTATATTAATGACAACACTCGCATCCAAAACAAGAATGGACAATTTGAAAAAAAAGTTCTTAATAATAAAGGCGAAACTATCGAAAAGAGTATAATTAACAAGGACGAATTCCTCTCGCTCGCAGAGCAAGCTGAGAAAAAGATCGCCAGAAAAAGTTATCTTTATCTGGGCGACGACCGCATATCGATTAAAGAATATCTTGACGATTATGCTGGATTTATTCGCGCCGAAGTTGAGTTTAAAGATATAGCAGAGCAAGAAAATTTTCGGCCGTATCCATGGATGATTAGCGAGATTACAGATTCCCCATTAGCATTCGATAGTCTTCTGCAGAAGCTATCCATCCAGAACTTTCATAAAGAATTAGCAAAAAAGAGAGGCGCCTAGCCAAAAGCGCCTCTCAAGTGCTTCTCTATTTGATACCCCGACCGGAAAACAAAAATTTTAAAAGAAACCGGTCGGCTACCTCCCAAATAGTAGCACTAATATCATTTTAACTTAGAAATCTTTTATTTACAAATTGTTTATGGTATAATTAGGTCATACATAATCAATTGCGACAGAATCTGCTGTCGTTTTTTGTTTATCATTCAGCCGATGGGCGTAAAACAGAGGATTTTATGGATAAAGATAATCCTACACCAGAAAACAATAATGATTCTGGGGATAAAGGCCAAGAAGACAATAAACCTGCGACTTTCACTCAGGAACAGGTCAACGACATCGTGAGCAAGCGTCTCGCTGAAGCTAACACCAAAGCCGAGAAGAAGCTCAAGGATGAAGTCTCCAAAGCAGTTGCCGAAGCGGAACGCCGGAGTAAACTCTCCGAAGACGAGCGCGATAAGGAACTCAAGGCCAAACAAAAGCAAGAGCTAGATGATCGGGAGCGTACCATTACTCTCCGCGAGCGTAGAGCCGACGCTAAAGATGCACTGTCTGATAGAAATATCGACACAGACCTCGTGGACTTCGTTATCGACATTGACGAGGATAAAACCAATGCCAATATCGATAAGCTAGAAAAAGCTTTCAATAAGGCCGTAGAAGCCGGAGTGAAAGCCAAACTAGCCGGAACCTCTCCCGAAGATTATGGCGAGGGTAATAAGCCGAAAGACCAAGCGCCAAAATCGCCAACTGGTCTACGGTCATTCTAAAGGAATAAACCATGGCAAGAACTGATGCGCTGAGCATCTACACCGATTCCAATACTCGCGATAAGCTCGCCGAGATTCAAGGGTTTGTCATCGAAACTGTCCAGAAATCGGCAGTTTCCGAAAAGATGAAAAACACCGAATACTCGGGCGATCCTACCGCTGGTAGCGTAGAAATCGATCGCTTCAAGAATGCTCAGGTTGACGACTACGGCACCGCAAGGGCCGCCGGAGCCGGCAACAAGATTCTAAACACCGGTAAGGTCACCATTAATATCGACGAAGATAAAGAAATCGTTGAGGAAATCGCCAAGAAAGATGTGAAGCTCTACGGCATTGCGTCTATCATGGATAAGCGCAAGAAAAACCAAGCGCTCCGTATGATTGCTGACCTCGATACTCGCTTCTTCGCGCAGATGGTTACGGACGGTACCGAAATTACCGGCCTTACTACCGCAACTCCACTCGTTGAGAACCTCGAGAAGATTATCCAATCTATCGAAACTACTCAAAACGACTGGGTAGATGGCGTGGATCGCGAGCTAATCGAAATCTCCGTCAAACCGTCGATTTACGGCAAGTTGCTCAACTATATTGACTCCGTACCTAATCCAATCAGCGGTCTCAAAGAGGATGTCTTCCATGGCGTGAAGATTTATTCTAACCACCGCCAGACCAAAGACATTATCTGTGCTATCCACGGCGCAGTTGGTCAGCCGGTCACGATTGACGAGTACGAGCCAGAAAAGCTTCAGCTTTCCAATAACTACGATTGTAGCCTGTTCTACTCTCGTGGTACTAAAGCGGTCATGCCGGACTTGATTCGCTATGCGGACATCACCGAGCCGACCACGGAAACTGAGCCAGAAACTCAGCCGGAAACCCCAGAAACTCCAAATACTAACGGAAACGAGGGAGGTAACAACAATGGCTAAGAGGTTCAAACAAGTTAGCACTGGGCTAATTCTCTCTTGCTCACGCGAGGATGTGATTGCTCAATACGAAAAGTATCCTGAGCAATACATTCCAGTTAGCGACGCACCGGTAAAACCTGTCGCTAAACCTGCACCAAAAGCAAATAAACCGGAGAAGAAATGATGGGTGACTCTTCGCAAGAAACCAGAATCAAGGAATATGCCAAGCTCCTTAACGACAAGATCGTAGATGGCGATCTGCTCGATTTTGTCACGCTCGAAGTAATAGACCGCGTGCTCGTTTATCTTAACGATGACGAACTAGACACCAAATTAGAGCGTATCGTGGCACGAATTGTATCTGGTATTTTCGCGGAGAGTAGCAATAACTCCTCCGGAGATTTAGCTCACGAAATCAAAAGCATATCAGATAACGGACAAACGATTTCTTATTCAGATCAAGTCAAAAGTTATCTGGTATCTAAAGATGACGAAGAATTATTTAGTGGCTTCTCGAAGCTACTCGCACCTTACAGGAGAGTCAATGTTGCTTCCTGATAATTTCGAGAACGAGATTTCTAGTCGTTTTTATGATAAAGAAATCACCGTGCTGGAAACTCGGGAAAGAATTGAGGCGGACGGCGGAGTAATTCGCGAGGATAATGTCGTGAAGACAACATTTCTCGGAAATGTGCGTTTTAACGCGCAGGATTTACTCCAAAGCGAAGTAGGTCTCACCATTGACGCGGATATTACCATTACCTGCGCTAAAGCGACAAATGTCGCATTAAACGACATCTGTCTATACCTCGGTAAAAAGTACAAGGTCAATAACCTATTGCCGAGCGACTCACATCTCACAATTACGGGTAAAGAATGCCAATTAAAGTCGTAGGTTTGAAGAAATTCGCCGCGAAACTAGACCGAATGAAGTCGGAAATCATACCCGATGTGAAGCACGGAGTCGACAAAGCGACGGTAATGGTAGAGGGCCGAGCAAAAATGCTTTGCCCTACCAATAAATACCGCGCCGGTGGCGAGCTAAGGCAATCGATTCACCCTGATAGCCAAGTCCTCAAAGACTCAGTTATCGGCAAGGTATCGACAACCAAAGAGTATGCGGCCTTTGTGGAGTTCGGAGTCGGCATTAAAGGCCAGATGACGAACAGAAACCACAAAATCCCACTTGCCTACCGCCAAACACCTTGGACTTACACTCCGGATGATGGCGAAACCTTTATTCGCACGATCGGGAATGTAGCCCAACCCTACCTTTACCCTGCTCTCCACCAGAGCAAGCAAGAGATCAAAGATCTCATCATTAAATCAGTTCAAGGGATCACGAAATAATGTACTTACCGAAAGAAGATATTTTCAACAAACTGCAAGAAACCGGCGTTACGGTACTTCAAGCGGCCCAAGAAACTTATCCGAACCCTCCGGCAATTACATTCTCAATTAGCGATAATGCGACCGAGCTAGATCTAGATAACGAGATTTCCTCGCAATCCATCATCGCTGTCGTGGATATTTGGACTGATACAAGTATGGAAGCCTCTGCGCTTCTAAATGCTTCAGAAATATTAATGCGCGAGTTAGGTTACAAGATGACCTACTCCGCCGACGTGCCTCGTCCAGAGGGCGCATTACACCATATCAACTGTCGTTTTGAAACGACAAGATAGGAGAAATTATGGCTGGAACCCGAACCATGGGTACAACCCTTACAATGAAGAAAACCGGCGACGAGCCGGATGATACCGTAATCGCCCACCTCACTTCTATCGGCGAGGTCAACGGCGAACGTGAAGAAATCGATGTAACAACCCTTGATAGCCCGAACGGAGCCAAAGAGTTTATAGCTGGCGTGGTAGACTTCGGCTCGTTTGATATCGCCGGCAACATCGTGGATGGCGTCCAAGTGTCCGCACTCTATGCCGTCTTCAATGGCCAACAGAACCGCAACTTTGAGATCGAAACCCCAAGCGGCACAAAACTCGCCCTTTCTGGCTACTTTAGTGCGTTTGGTTTCGGTGAAAAGACCACAGATGGCCTTGATACTTTCAAAGCCACCATTCGTGTATCTGGTGCGCCACAATACACCCCAGCAAGTTCTTAATACTAACCTAAATAAGGAATAAATTATGTCTACTAAATTAAACCTCAAATTTACAGCTCGTGATGTGGCCGCCGTAGAGGAAGCATTAAACGGTTCGCTCGAGAAAATCATCGCGTCATTTAGATTAACCACCCTGATTCAATTCTTGATGGTTGGACTTCGCGACAAGTCCGGTAACCGCCTAAATTTGGATGAGGATAAGACCTTTGATCTAGTCGATGAAAAGATTAAGGAATATGGTAAAATCGAACTTCAAATCGAAGTGATTGACGCCTTGATTGAAGCCGGTTTTTTACCAAAAGCGATCGACACGAGCCAACTTCGAACGACCGTATCCGAAGCGATCGCGGAAGCCTCAAAACTCCCCGAAGCTTCAAAGACGACTGGCGAGAACACGAAGTAGACGCAATCTACATCGGGATTTCTCTCGTCACTTACTGGGATTTAACCCCGAATGAGTTCATAAAATACTGTGAGGCTCATTCCAAACGAGAGAAGTTCCGTGTAGAAACTGCCGACGCTTTAAACTACTTGCTCGGCCAATACATCGGTCTAGCCATTAGAGCGCCAAAGAAGTTCCCGGACAAGCCGTTCCTCTCCCACACGCAGGAAAAGAAGATGATGCCGATAACCGACGAAGTTCTTCTCAAAACTGCCACCCTGCTTGGAGCAAAAATCAATGGCAATGACAGTAGATGAGTTACAAGTCCTCATCACCGCACAAACTAGTAAATTTAACTCGGAAATAGCCAAAGTCCAGAACCAAATCTCAGGACTTGATAGGAATGTAAAGAAGACGAGTGACAATCTGACCAATAACCTTACCAAAGGCTTAACCAAAGTCGCCGGCAAGGTGCTTTCTGTTGGTGCAATTATCAAAGGCACCGCGGCGTCTATCAACGCGGCGATGAATTATATCGAGGACGAAAACCTGTTCCAAGTTTCTATGGGTAAATGGGCGGACGCAACGAGAGAATGGAGCGAAGAAGTCCAAAGAGCCGTTGGCGTATCTGCGCCGTGGCTCCGTAAATATGCTGGTGTGATGACGAATATGACCGCTTCAATGGGCCTAGCCCAAGATCAGGCGGTTAAACTTGGCAAAGGTATTGCCCTACTTTCTAACGACATCGCGTCATTTTACAACATCTCTGCTGAATCGGCATTTGAAAAGATCCAATCGGCGATGGCTGGTATGCCGAGGCCACTTCAGGAACTCGGTATTATGGTACGCGACTCAGAAGTTAAACAAGTAGCCTACGCAAATAGTATAGCGAGAACCGGCGATGAACTAAATACTCAACAAAAGGCCCTAGCGACTTACCTTGCTATCTTACAAAGAACCTCAAACGCACAGGGTGATTTGGCTCGTACTATTAACAGCCCTGCAAACCAATTCAGGATGCTGAAAACCTCGATAAAAGACCTTGCCGTAGCGATTGGTACGATGTTTCAGCCTTTGCTTTCTGTGGTGCTACCGGTACTAAATGCGATCGTAATTGCGGTCACAAGGGCGTTTCAGGCGATAGCAAAACTATTCGGTATCGAATTCGACGCGAGTGCTTATGCGGATGGCTTTTCTGATATAAGCGCTGGCGTGGAATCCGTTGGCGATTCAGCCGATGACGCAAGTGGAAGCGTCAAGAAACTAGCCAAACAACTTGCCGCCTTTGATGAAATGAACACCCTAAACTCGCAGGATAATTCCTCGGGCGGAAGTGGATCCGGCGGCGGTGGCGGTTCGGTCAGTTTGCCGACCATAGACTGGGATAGTTTATACTCCGGCAATTTTGACAAAATCACCAATAAAGCCCTTGAGATGGCCGACAAAATCTACAAGGCGTTTGAGAAACTCGGCAAAAAACTCAATAATACTTTTAAAAAGATAGACTGGGGTAAAATCAGCAAAGGTCTAAACGAGGTATGGGAAGCCCTAAAACCTTTCGGTCAAAGAATTGGTGCTGGACTAGAGTGGTTCTACGATAATGTCATTGAACCACTCACCGTATGGGCGATGAATGATTTTCTACCGGCCGCGCTCCACGCAATCGCCGGAGCCTTAAACTTAATCGGCGCGGTTATAGACGCTTGTGCGCCAACTTTTACTTGGATATTTGATAACTTCTTAAAACCAATCGCCGAGTTCACCGGCGGAATTATCGTTTCCGTCTTACAAGGCATTGGCGATATGCTGAACTGGATTTCTCAGCAACAGGCGGTGGTGGATCTGATTAAGAACATCGCAATCACGGTAGGAATTATGGTAGCGGCGTGGGAAGCCTATCAACTAGTAGCTGGGATTGTAACTGGTATTCAAATCGCCATGACCGGCGCGATGGTAGCCGGAACGACGGCAAGTGGAGCGTACGCCGTAGGGCTTGGCGTGGTAACTGCTGCCCAAAGCGCCTGTGCGACCGCCGGAACGATACTAAACGCCGTATTCTCTACAACTTCAATAGTTGGCCTAGCAATTACCGCCGTACTGACCGGCATTAGCGTTGTCAACGAAGCTCTGAAACTCTCCACTATGGAAGCCGAACTTGCCGAGAGAAACCGTATGGATACGGTCAAACTATCTACTCAGACGACAGAATGGCATAACGAGGCGATCCAAAGACAGAAAGAGCTAATAGATGAGCTTGAAGACGCCGAACTAAGTGCCGTAGATTCAGAGCTGGCTTACATTAACGCGCAAGAGCAAGCGACCAAGAAACGCGAAAAATATAACGAAATGTTAAACGCTGGTACTTATTCTACTGACGAACTCCACAAAGCCGAGCTTGAAGCCCTTTCTGCTGAGGGCCGAGCCAAGGCCGCCAAGGAAAAACTCGCCGAAGCGCAACAGACCGTGACCGATAAAGTCGAAGAATACGGAAACATGGAGTGGAAACGCATCATGACCGAAAAACAGGCAGAAATGCTAGACCTCGCCAAAGCCGGACGCTACGAAGAAATCAACCAGAAACTCCTAGAACTCGGTACTTCCTGCGTGGAATACAAAGACGCGCATGGCAATATGGCGAAATTCACCAAAGAAGAATCAGAAAATATGGCGTTCTTTATTGGCGACCAGTTAGCAAAAGCCGATTCTGCTTATAAGGAATACTGGAACTCTAGCTCGGCTACGATCGAAGAAGCCGTGAAGATCACGAAGTCCGTAGAACCTCAATTCGAGCAAAGCGGTAAAAGCTTTGATTCTGGCCTTGCGACTGGTATCAACCAAAACTCGTGGCAAGTATCAAATGCCGCGAAAAATAGCGCGCTTGCGGCCAAGAACGCGTTTAACTCCACACTTCAAATTAAATCCCCAAGTCGCGTAATGAAAAAGAGTGGTGGCTTCTTCGTAGCAGGTATCGCAACCGGAATTACCGAATCAATTGATAGCGCAGAGCGAGAAGTCACTTATATGGCCAATAAACTAACTGGCACCGTGGACAACATTTTCTCTGATTACCAAATGGCCGACATCTCTCCGAATCTCGATATTGAATCAAGTATCGGTAGCGATATAGACGCTCGTTTAAGACAAAGCGAAATGCGCCGAGAGATGCGCGAAAAGGACGATGACGAGCCAATTGCCCTAACGGTCAAGATCGGCGAAGAAACCATTCTAGACCGGATTGTAAACGGCATTAAAGAGAAATCATTTATGGAAAATATGGGAGTAGTTGGAATATGATAGGAACTTTGCTTCAAATCAACGGACAGACCGTTCCAAACATCAAATCGTACAAAGTCGGCAATAACAAGTTGTGGGCGGATGCCGACCGTAATATGGATGGCGATGTCAGGGCGACTTTCATCGGGGTATTTCCAAAGATAGAACTAGAAATAGGCGGCATCCTAACCTCAGAAATCATTTCTCGGCTCTGTAATTTACTAGACCAACCTTACTTCTCCGTCACTTTCTATGATCCAAAGACCAGAGCGAATAGAACCGCGCAATACTATGCCTCAGATTACACCGTAGAGTTAATCGACAAAAACCGAGAGCTTTACGAGCCATTTACGGTCAACCTAATACCTGTGAGTAAACGAGCATGATAGAAGTAACTGAGGCTTTCAAAAACGCCGCCAGAGCGCCTGTAAAGACCGTGAGGGCGACAATAACCGTAGACGGAACTGATTACTCGTCCAGCGATAATCTCGTGAGTTTCACGAAAGAAGATACTGGCTCATACTTTAATGTCACTACTAAAAGCCTCAGCTTCAAGTTAATTGGCACGAATCATAATTTAGTCGGTAAAGACGCTTTACTTACACTAGAAATCCAAACAAGTCAGTCAAATGACACTTGGGAGCCGTGTATGCTTGGGAAGTTCACTATCTACGAGCAGAATACCTCGCTCGAGAAAGGTACGACGGATTTCAAGGCTTATGACGCGATTGGACGGATGGGTAAGACACCTTACGAGAGTGGAACAATTAACTTTCCTTGCTCCGTTTCTGATTTATTTGACCAGATCACGAACCGGTTTGGGCTGACTAAAATCACCACAGAAAACCCGAACCTAAATTACACCATAACCGAAGATTTATACGCGAAAATAACTGGCATAACTTATCGCGATATTCTCGCAGAAATTGCCGGAGCGACCTGCTCACTTGCTGAAGTGTCCGGTAGTGCTGACCAGATTAGATTAAGAGCGCCGGAAATGACTTCGGCGGAAACGCTGACTTATGCCAACCTCAAAAAGGTAAAATTGGAGCCGAAATACGGCCCGATTAACTCTGTTGTTCTCGCTAGAACACCAGCTGAGGATAATATTGCCGTGACCGATAACGCGAGTGTAGAAGAAAATGGCCTAACCGAAATAAAACTCGCCAATAATGAGATCCTAGATGACGACCGCGAAACGCTCGCTCAGCCAATCCTAGACGAAATAGACGGATTCTACTTCTATCCGTTCGAGGCCACGACCGAGGGCCACGGCTGGTACGAAACTGGCGACCGAGTGACGATAACAGACGGAACGAATACTTGGGAAGTAATTATTACGGCAATCACGCTTTCTGTTGGCCCG